ACTTTTGATGAACAATGCTCCTCCGCAATTGGATTGAAAAGTCGTAGTAAAATGTATTGTCTTGCACATCATGGAAGTAGAGGAGTATGTGTCACAGAAGATGGTTGTCGTAGTAATCAAAAAAATAGAAATGGTTACGAAAATACTTCTTCGTGTAAAGGCGTAACTTTTGGTAATATATATGTCAATGTAAAGCGTAAATTAGATCCTAATATTATTAGAGGTATTAATACGTCAACCGGTTGGTCAGAAATAGCATCTAAATTAGAAATTTCGTCACCAGGTGTACCACCAATTCCATCATTAAAAACTTTGAAAGAAAGAGTCAGACGTGATTTAACAAAAAAATTGCCAAATGATATAAAAAACATTTTCGACGACAATATTTCATTGCCATTACGACCTGTAAATGATACCTATTTTATAGATTACACAAATTATAAACGTCACAATAGAGGATTAAAATGGATAAAATGGGAACAAGATTCACAGGAAAGAGAGAAAAACTATAACCGTAATTTATCTGTATTTAATGAAGATGCATCTAAATGGATGCAAATACAGTTTTACCAGAAAAAACTAAATGAGTTGTTAACTATTGTAGAAAATAATCATAGAAGTGACAATGCAAAGAGAGATGTTGTTGTAGAGTGGTATAAACGATTTGAATTTAGAACTAAATTATTAAAGTTGGAAGAACCAATTGATTCTAAATTTGAAAAAAGAGAATCTATAGATCTAGCTGCAATCGAAAAAGAAGAAGAAAGACTAAAGAGGCTCGCTGAATTCAAAAAAAAACTTGGTGAAGATATGGAAAGATGGAGACAAAAATTAAACAAGGCTCTTTTTGAAGATGATAAAAACCTTAAAGAACATTTAGACAAATTAGGAGATGAAATGGAACAAGAATTAGGCATGTTTCAAAATGATTTGAATAAATGTTATGGTTCAAATGCTGCATGTAAATTAAAATCATCAATCAATGGTATTCGCAATACAAAAGAAACTGAAATGGTAAAACCATATATGCAAAATAAAATGACTGAAAATCAAAATCAACCACATATAACTGGAGCAAATATAAACTATGGTAATGTATTTAAAGAAATGAAAATGAAAAGACAAGAAGAAGCTGAAAAAAGAAAGGAAAAATTAGATAAAATTGAAAAATGGTATAATTTAAGAAAAGAGAATTTAGAAAAAAAAAAAGCCCAATTTATAGAAGATAAGAGTAAAGAGGCTATCGTACTAGAACAAAAAAATACAGAATCGTTGAATGCATTGCTTAAAGATCAAGCAGATTTAGAAAAAGACTTAATATCAATAAGATTAACTGCAGATCAAATAAATCAGATAGAAAAAGAAATGAAAAATATAGATAATAATATACAAAGTCTAAAAAAAGATTATGAAGATAATTTAAAAAAAATACAGGAATCTGTAGAAATTAAAGAAGAAGAATTTTTTATTATAATGAAACAAGCAGAAGATTTAAAAGATGAATTTATAACAAAAGTTTATTCAGAGTATTAAAATATTTATGATTGAACGTAGCATGTATGATTAAATGTGCCAAAATCAACAGTAATGTTATTTTGTATTTTTAAATAACATTTAAGGCAAACTTTAATATCAGTCAATGAGTCATGGAGACCGTTCGGTACATAATTAAACAAATGATTGTGAAGTTCAGATAGTGTTGGCCATTTATATTCACCTTCTTTATATTTGCTAATTATTTTGCATATGTTAGTTGAGTTAATCATAGTGCAGTGTGATTTAACATTAGATAAGTTTAAATTATTATCAGTTAGTTTATTGTTAACAATGCATCTTTTTCGTTCAACATCAATCATTTTACTATCAAACTTATAATTGTGTGCGATCAATAGGTCACATTTTAATAGTGCATTATCAAAATGTTGCAAGGCTTCTTCAATTGGAATGCCTGTTTTACATCTATGGTGTGTAATGCCAGTGACATTAATAACAGTCCATGGTATATTGATGGAGTCATCAATGTTAATGTATTTATCAAAAACATCAATGACAGCTAATGTTTCTAAGTTAAAAAGAATATAACTTAGTTGAATAATATAAGGATCTGGTTGATCCTTTTTAAATAATCCATTTGTTTCTACGTCAAATACAAGAGCAATCATATTACTAATTAGTTATAGTTTGTATAAATAAAGCAAAAAATCAATTTTTTTTTTTAATTATTGAAGAATATGATCCAATAAATTATGAACATAAGATAACAGTGAAGTTATACAATAAAAAATAAATATATTTAAAGATAATATAATTATTCTAAATAATGAGTATTTCGTCTAGACGTCCATTAGCATGTTTTATACATAGTACAAACTTACATATATGGGAAGATAGTATATTAATATCTTTATTAGAAAAAATAAAAAAGTCTGGTCTGTTGGAAAAGTTAAATCATTTGTGTATAATAAATACAGGTAATGAATTGGATCAAGAAATGATTGAAAACAAGTATCATCCTGCAAAAGTAATAAATTGGTCAAATAATACAATGGAATTTGAAATATGCACAATAAAACAAGTAGTAACATATAGTAGATTAAATCCAGAATCACTGATATTGTATATGCATACAAAAGGGGTTAGTTACCCAAAAAATCATGTATTTATTCCGGGTATAAAACATTGGATTGATTATATGACATATTGTTTGGTAGAAAATTATATAAAATGCTTATCTATACTACAAGTGTATGATACAGTTGGATGTAATTTTCGTCCGGATGAGAATGGTAATATGCAACATTATTCTGGAAATTTTTGGTGGGCACGATGTGATTACATTAGAAAATTGTCGATTAGTGGAATGAAAGATAAGTATGAGCCTGAGTTTTGGATATTACACAAACAACCATTTTTATTTAATATACATAAGATAGAGAATATGTACGAACAAACATATACATTAAAAAATTATGAAGAATGTGTGGATCGTGGATTTTCAGACAATGTGTTTTTTTGTAAGATTGGATTTCATCAATCTGGTTTTTGTAATCAAATGTATAATTTAATAAATTGCATTGTAGTTGCGTCTGTTCAAAGTGGTAATAAAATAATAATAATTGATGATTTTATAACAGAAGTATTAAACACGAATACAAAACCGAGTCATGAAGTAATAGATATGAAGAGATTGAATGAGGTATTAGAGCCATATCGTATACATGTGTTTTATAAGAATGATATAACAATGGAGATTATAAAAGTAGAGTATGGTTTGAAACATATTAAAACAGTAGAAGTAACAAATGAAATTATAAATAGATTCTGGAGTAAAAATAGGTTATTTATTCCTAGAGGTTTTAGTTTGAATGAATTGGTTAAGGAAGACCCATGTCCTCAAATGAGAAAACAGCTAACTGTATATTATACTATAAATGGAATTCCTTTAATGAGAACATTTCATGAAAGAGTATTAAGTTTGAAAAATTCAATTGTTTTAAGTCATTTAAATTACGATAATAAACCTAGTTATTTTGTTCATTTGCCAGAAGAAGAGCCTTGGTTAACATTAATAAACAGAGATTGTTCAAAAGATTTAAAGAATTTATTTGATGATTTTATACCAAGAATACCGTTTTTAGAAATATATCACAAAATGGCTAAACAATTTATTGACGAGAAACTGAAAGAGGTAAAAAAAGAGGATGTAAAAATAAATATAATTCATTTGCGCAATGAAGCTGATGGTATTACACATTGGTCTAGAATAAATAAAATGAAAGAAGAAGAATATGAGTCAGTGTTTAATTCTAAAATGCAAAATATGATTATAGAAAATTGTTCAAAGGAAGATTTATCAATTGTTTTAACAGATAGAACGGATGGTAATCCAGTTATAGATGATTTATTAAAGCTAGAATATAATGTAGTAACAAGACCAAATATAAAAAATATAGGAAGAGAAATAAATGCATTGATAGATTTAATGTTATCTTATTATTGTAACAAAACGTTTATTGGTGGTTTTAATGAAAAAACAGCGCAAGGATCAACGTTTAGCTATTACATATATAATTTACTAAAAAATAGAAATGTAAATAGAGTGATATTAAATATAGAAGATATAAATAGTTAAATTATAAGTAATTTCCATTTTCGTCTGTTTTTATTATTTTGATAGGTTCGTTAGTTGTTTCGTTAGTTGTTGTTACAAGATTTTGTCTTTTTTTAGGAGCTCTGTGTTCAAATCCATGAATTCTTTCTGATTGAATTGTTTTCCAACAATCTTTAATTTTTGGAATAAAACTATTAAACCATAATTCATTTCTTTCAATAAGCACACAAGACAATTCATCTAAATACCAACAAATTAAAGTGTACATTATGTGAGTATCACATAATTTTTGTTTTTCTTTTTCAATCCATTGATTAGTATTGTTTTCATTCAAAGGCTTGTAAACATATTTTGTTTCATATTCATTTTCAATCTTTGGTATGAAGAATAATATAATACCTTTGTATTCACTATTATTATCTTTATGATATTCTTCATAAGAATATTCTTTAATTCTAGTTTCGAAAAAGTCACAATATTTCAAATCACAAACTTCCATTTGTAATTGCATTTGAACCCAGTATTCATCTTTAGGAATTCCAGTTATTTCACGATTAAAAATATTTTTAATTTCTACAAGATTTCCATATTTTTCACTAGAAGGGTCATCAACAAGACCATCTGGGGATGCTCCAACAGGAAGTGTATTGTGCAAAATACATCCAAAATTGTCATTTATCTTAACTTTAAACATATTGTTATAAATCATAATACTAACAGGTTCATATCTTATACCCCAGTTTAAAGTAGTTGGACTTAATTTGTCGTATTTACATTGTAAATTAACATCTGTTTCTTTGCATTTTTCATAAATGATGCTATTGTATTGAGAATCTGATCCTAAAATTTTGTATATATTGCTTGCGCTAAGAATATTGTGTCTAGTTGCATACCATTCAGCACTTCTTTGTATTTGTACAGGGAATGACTTCATTCTTGAAATACTTTTATCAATGTTTTCTTTGTTATTAGATATAAATAAAGTTTCATTTCTTAATGGTATATTCATAATAGTTATATTATCATAAATAAAATTTTGTACCAATTCTTCTAGATCTTCAAAATCATCATCATCACACCAACCTTGTGATAAGCCTTCTGAATATGCATGATCAAAAAGAGTGTTAGACAGATTTTCTAAATAATCAGTTTTATAATATTCCAAGATAGAGAAATCTAAACATTCTTGTAACATAGACAGCCATCCTTCTTGTATGTCTTCTAATTCTTCAGTTTTTAGCGTACTTAATAACATTTTATATAAACTAATATGTTATTTAAAAAATTAGTTTTCAATTTTTAAATCATTGTTTTTATCTTTTAACGTAGTTCTTTTAGGAGTTAATGATTTAATAGTATTAACTCTTTTTGTATCAGATCTTATAGTAAAGTTATTATTATTAAATTGTAATCCGTGCACTTCAATAACTTCTTGTTTTATTTTATCATAGTGGACATCCTTTGTTTTTGATAATTTTTTTTCTTGTAGACAATGTGAAAAATATGCTTTCAATTTTTTGATTTGTGTAGGGTTGTATCCTTTTTTATGACCATATGTTTCGGCATAAATATGTAATTTTTCAGTTTTAGTAGTTTGGTTTAATTTATTCCATGATTCTGTTTTATTATCATTTTTTTCTTGTTCTAACAAATGATCTATATTATTATTATCATTCATTTATATTAATATATATAAAATAGTTTTTATTATCTTTTTACTTATAAATAGTATGGAAGAAAATATTAAAATAATCACCCTACCAGAACCAAAGTCAAAAAAAAATATAAAAAAAGAGAAAAGAGAAAAAAAGATTACAAAAAATCATCTTTGGATGGAAAATATAACCGAATATGAATTGAAAATAGAACACCAATATGATATTTTGATTGGTTTAATTAACAATGTAAAGTCAGATAAAACAAAGCTATTAAGAAAACTTATAAAAGAGAAAATAGATGGTTATAAACATCAAGATGTTTTGAAAAAAAAATTAAATGACGAAAAATTTATATCATTAGAATATATTTTAAATATTCTCGAGAAGTCAAAGTTAGAATGTTATTATTGTAAAAAAAATGTTATGTTATTTTACCGCTATGCTCATGATTTAGAACAATGGACTTTAGAACGAATAGATAATAATTTTGGACATAATGATGACAATGTCGAAATATCATGTTTAAAATGTAATATATGTAGAAGGACAATGCAATGTGATAAATATAAATTTACAAAACAAGTAATTTGGGAAAAGGTAAATTAAGAAATAAATAACTTTATAATCAAATTAAAAAGTAACTGTTATCATCATTATGGATTCTTCTGAGCATTATAGAAAAATATATGAAAGATTAAAATATTTTCATTCAGTAAACAAAATTCCACATATAATCTTTCATGGAGAATTTGGTTGTGGTAAAATGAATATATTGTTTAGCTTCTTAAAAATGATTTATAATAATAATGAAAGTAGCATTTCATCTAATGTAATGTTTGTAAATTGCGCACATGGAAAAGGAATTAAGTTTATTCGTGAAGATATTAAATGTTTTGCAAAATCATTTGCAGAAGTAAACAATGGTGTGAATTTTAAATCAATCGTTCTTTTAAATGCTGAACATTTAACTATAGATGCACAATCTGCACTAAGAAGATGTATAGAACAATTTAGTGTGTACACACGGTTTTTTATAATTATAGAAAATAAAACGAAACTGATGGCTCCTATTATATCTAGGTTTTGTGAAATACATGTGCCATGTGAGTATCGTAATAACAAAAAAATAAATATATTTGAAACTGAATTAATTAATTCATTTCCTCGTATTCCTCTCGAAGATAAAGAAAAAAATAATGAAATAGGATTTTTTTTAAATGAGTTATTTAATAATGAAGAATATAATGATTATAAAAAAGTTTATGAAACAGTAGAAAAATTATATGAAAATGCATTTTGTTGTCAAGACGTAGTAAAATGGATAATTAACAGTGACTTATGGACTGATATAAAAAAAAAAAATATAAACATGTTTTATATTAAAATAAAATCAGAATATCGTTGTGAAAAACTACTAATGATGTTCTTATTAACTGTAACTATTATGAATCCATTAATAGATATTAAATCAATATCGTTTATGTAAAAAAAACTTAAAGAATGATTAACAATATATATTATAATGGACGATTTCGTAATTGCGAATTTGCATGAGTCTAGAAATGAATGGTGTGCTCGTTTAGTATCTATTTTAACACCTATGGTAGCAGATGGAATAAACTCTGTTTTTGATGAAGCATGGAAAATGTGTAAAGATAACAACGAAGAGTCAAAGTACTTAATGACATTTCAAAACCTATTATCGAGAATTCCTAAATGGAATTCTGTGATTATAGAAAACGAATGTAAGAGAATAATTGATAAAAGTGGATGTACGTACTTAGAAGATCTAATAACTTGTGTTCATATTATTCAGCTTAAGGTACTTACATGTATTCGTGTTGGTAATAAACAAAAAAAAATAGACATTTCTATACCTAAGCTAAATAACTTTGTTCATCGTGTTTACATTAATACAGCTAGAAAAATATTTTCTAACATATATTTATTTGAAAAAAAAATACACGATCTACAAAAACAAAAAAATATGAGAGAATTTGAAATAATAATACAAGAATGTATATTGGTAGCAATAAGAGAAAGTATACCAACTGAATCTATAATTCGTGCATATATGGATGAAAATGAAGAACAGGAAGAAGAAATTACTGTAGAACCGGTTGAAGAAACTAAAACTGAAGAAAATCTAAAAACTGAAGAAAAAGAAGAAAACAAAATTGATGATGAAGCTATTGCACCTGTATTAGGTGTGAAAGACAAGGATGATGAACCTGTTGTAACTAGACTGACGTTTAATGACGTTGATGAAGCATCAGATGGTACTAAAATACATGCACCAAAAACTATTGAAAAATTAGAAGAAAAAGAAGTTATAAACGAAATATCTCAATTAAGCCAAGAAGAAGAATTAGATAATTCGGATATGTTAAAAATTCATGACAATGTTACTTTGGATGATATACTTGATTTAGAAGATGAATCTAATGTGCAATTAGACGACATAGAAGATTTATAATTCGTTTTTTATTGAATAATATATTAATTATTATTATTATATTAATGGAAGCTATTCTGCTATTAACATTATCAATTACAGTTATGTATTTAGTAATAAAAGTTGTTATAACAAAATATTTAGAAAAAAACAATATTGTACTTAAAAATCTTGTTCAAGATGGCATAGTCGTTTCTATATCTACATTTAGTATGTTGTATGCATATATGAATAATGAAGCTACAATTAAAGATTTTTTTTCAGTTGTAACAAATTCACCTGTTGTAAGTAATGAAAATGTACAAGTGTTTACAGGTACACCTGAATTTTAATTTATACTGTAAATAATTTATGTTTAATAAATATAATATATATTTAGTATATAATGTCGTCAACCGATAAAGAAGTTAAAAATAACGAAGCAAAACCTGATGAAGTAAAACCCGATGAAGTAAAACCTGAAGTTAAGAAAGAAAAACACGAAATGAATGTAAAAGAAACATTAATAAATCATTTAGATTCTTTAAGAAAAAATGAAGACATTAAAAAAGATGTTAGTACATTGATGTTACAAATAACAGGCGATGAATCACATATGGAAAAAATAGAAAAACTATTTAACAGAATAATAGAAGACAAGAAAATTAATATTAGTGATGTTGGTGACATTGTTTTGTTACTTGAAGAGTTGTATGTTATCTATAATAAATCTAAGGTTGATTGTAAAGTTTTAAGTGAAACATTAAAAACTATTTTTTCATTACTATTATCGTATCGTCTTGATAAGAGCGATAAATTGACAGAAGAAGAAAAAGAAGAAATACTAAAAACATTAGATTCGTTGCTTTCAATGTGCATAGAACTAATGGATTTCAAAGAAAGCCAAAAATCATTAAAATCTATTTTTAGATTTTTTGGTTGTGGAAGTGTGAATTAATAATGTTTAAATAATATTATCATCAATAAAAGATATTATTTTTATAATAATATATTTCAAAAATTGTGTGATTTATAATTATATATTATTTATAATTCTATATAACACCGAAAAACATATGTCTGTAAATAATAATATAGCAGATATATTGATGTCATTTTTATGTAAGTAATATGATGAAGTTAAATAAAACATACCATGTGCGTATCGTGTATTATGCCAGAATACCTTTGAAAATTGAACAGTATTATTTGATGAAAAATGTCCCTGATATATAAATCCAAGTCCAATACATAACAAAATTAATGAAGTATAAAAATTTAAATCTTCATTTATTCTATTGATTTGATAAATTACAATTATCATTAAAATCCTTACTGTGATACATATATACCAAAGAGGATGTATGTTCATAATGTAATATATAATGAGATTATTATTTTCTTTTTTGCACTGTGATTTGGTTTGCTTGCTTCTTTTTATTTTGAGATGGATCATAGACATCGTCATCTGAATCAATATTTTTTGAAGCTTCCCAAAATTCTTTTGATCCAATCTTGAAATCTGGTCTTTTTTCTGCTTTATACCAAAAAATTTGATCGTTAAGTTGATTTGATTTTGAGTTATTATTAATTACTAAGCATTCATAATTTTCTGTAGTTTGATCCATAACACTGCTAAACGATTCTAGTGTGGGAAACATACTTGCATAATTTTCCCATATTCGTTTTCTATTAGTCAAGTATGGTTCTCTTAAAATAAATACATAATCAATATTTGTTCTAAGAGTAGGTGGAATTCCTAAAGGATATTGCATAGTAATTATTAACATAACTTTCCAATGTCTTCCATTCATAAATAAAAGACGCATTAATTTATCTCTAGACCAAGTATTGTCATATAAACAATCATCTAAAATTACAAAAGTTCTAGGATCAATAGTACTTTTTCTATAGTTTTCCATATCTGTTTTTATTTGTTTCAAAACTGCTTTTTGTCTTCTTAACACATTTCCAATTAAGTTAGAATTATATTCATCATGAATAAATAATTTAGGAACATGCGATGAATAAAATCCATTACCAGCTTCTGTTCCTGATATAACTGTACCAATCGGTATATCTTTATGAAAGTACAATAAATCTCTAACTAAGAAAGATTTACCAGTATCTCTCCTTCCAATTAATACAATTACAGGTCCTTTATTTTCATTTGGGTGAAAGGTGATTGTTTTCATATCAAATTTTTTTAATTGCAATGTCATTTATATCTTTATTTAGAAAAAAAAAATAGAATACACAACGTAGTTATTAAAGTTTTCGTTTATCTAAACGTTTTTCTTTGTATTTATCATTCATAATGGAAAAATTTGATTTTAAATGTGTTGAAAGAAAATATCCTTCATTTGAAAAAAACAAAGAAAAAAAAAGCAAACAGAATGATTATAATGAAACTGATATAACTAGTATTCAGACTTTTAATCCTTTGATTGAACATATTTTTAATGTTTCTGATCATTCAAATATTCAATTAAACCATAAATATCACATGTTAGATTGGGTACATATAAGTACTTTAGACAACAAGACAAAAAAATGTGATTTTCATGTAAAATATGCCCCTTTATTAGACCCTATTCATTATCTTATTGGGAAATATGACAAATTTTCAGATAAAATTAAATTACTTCCTAAAAGTACAAATAAAGATCAATGTATGGAAAAAATGCAAAATTACAATAATTCATCTTATGTTGATAGTTTTTTTTATTATTTATCGAATGTATTACACGAACATCATAATGTACCGAATTGTGTGTCATTTTATGGTTCATATTTAGCTTTACAAAAGAAATTTAAATTTAATGGTTTTGATGATTATGAATACTTAATGGAATCGGATTACTTTGTAAAAAACAAGAATGTTATTTATAGTGTTGAAAATAACAATTTTAATATGATAATTGATAATAGTAATAATACCCAAAAAAACAAGAGAAAGATTTCATTGAAAGATAATTGTGTATTAGATGATATAATTGACTTATCATATACCGACAATAATAAAATAGAGAAATGTGTAGACCATAATGATGTTGTTTTTGAAAATTTAAATGAAAAAATAGACAAAGATTCTGATTCTGATTCTGATTCTGATTCTGATTCTGAAAATAATAGCATAGTATGTGATACTAGTTCTGAGGAGAGTGAACAAAGTGATGAAGAAGATGAAGAGGATGAAGAAGATGAAGAAGATGAAGAAGATGAAGAAGATTGTGATAGTGAAAACGAAGAAGATTTTAATATATTCATTCATGATTTTCCTATTCAGATGATATTTCAAGAAAAATGCGACGGCACTCTTGATAAATTATTAGATGATGAAAAAGTAAAAGACGATGAATTAATTTGTATATTATTGCAAATCGTTTTCACGCTTATAATATATCAGCGTTGTTTTAAATTTACTCATAATGATTTACATACAAATAATGTAATGTATTCAAAAACAGGTAAAAAATACTTATACTATAAATTTGAAAATAACATATATAAAATTCCAACATATGGAAAAGTGTTTAAGATTATAGATTTTGGTCGTAGTATATATTATTTTCAAGATAAGATGTTATGTAGTGATAGTTTTTTTCAAGGAGGAGATGCTCATGGACAGTATAATATTGAACCATTTTTAAATAAAAATAAGAGTAGATTGGAGCCAAATTATAGTTTTGACTTGTGTCGTTTATCATGTTCAATTTATGATTTTTTATTTGATGATGATACAGATATGAGTAAATTAAGTGAGCCTCAAAAAATTATATTAAAATGGTGTGAAGATGATTTTGGTAAAAATATATTATATAAAAAAAATGGTAGCGAAAGATACCCAAATTTTAAATTATATAAAATGATATCTCGATTAGTTCATAATAAAATTCCAAGTGAACAATTAGATATTTCTTCATTTAAACAGTATAAATTATCTAAGCCTAATAAAATTCCTAACGATGTTGTAAATATAGATGAATTACCTGCATATTCATATAAATAAAATTATTTTTAAATAAATAATGTACGATAAAAAAATAAGTTCGTCATTTGACTTGGTCAGTGTTATTATACCGAGTTATAATCGTTTTAAGTATTTGTTAAATGCTATACAAAGCGTTAAAGAACAGACTTATCCTAACATTGAAATAATTGTAGTAAATGATCGTTCTACTCAAGAAGAATATTACAATTATGATTGGAAAGACGTAAATGTAATACATTTAGACAAAAATACAAAAGATAGATTAGGGTATCCATGTGCTGCTTTTGTTAGAAACAAAGGCATAGCAGTTGCAAATGGAAAGTATATAGCGTTTTTAGATGACGATGATTTATGGTTCAAAAATAAAATTTCTTTACAAATTGCATTAATGAAAGAATGTGGATCTAAAACATGTTGTAGTGAGGGTTATATGGGAAAGGGTATATTTGATAAAACAAAGAAATACAATAAATATAATTCAGAACAATGTTTTGAAATTATAAAAGACATTTTTAAAAGAAAAAAAAGTAATCTATTAGATAATGGTTATCCTGATGTTTGGGATTATGATTTTTTAAGTGTGCATAATTGTGCACCTACTAGTAGTGTTGTTGTAGAAGCTGAGATATTAAAATTGGTCAATGGATTTAAATTATTTAAAAATGGAGAAGAAGAGGATTATGACTGTTGGTTAAGGTGTTTAAAACACACAAAAATGGCTTATGTGCATGAACCAACATTCTATTATGATGATTTGCATGGTATGGGTAGAAATTATTAATATAAAAAATAGTATTATATTAATTTGAAGTTTTAATCCTTATTTTGAAAAGGAACTTTAGTAGAAGGATCTTCTTTTTCTGATCTAGCTTCTCTAGAATCAAAGTCAATTGTGTTTGCACCAACTAAGTTTCCATCGGCATCCATTGTTTGTGTTAATTTGTTACCACTTTGTTTAGCTTTTTCAATATTGTCCTGAATTGCTTTTCTTTTTGCATCATACAATCGTTTTTCAAATTCTTCTTTAGCCCTTTTTTCGTTTTTCAATTTTTCATGGTGTAGTTGATTAAGTTCTTCTTCTAAAAATTCAACTCTACCTGTTTTGTAAGCGTCTGGATCCAAAGGCATCCAAACAAAATTTTTGCCTACAAATATATCATGATTTGGATCTTTGTCTCGTAATTCTTTAGCATGTTTTTCTGCTTCTTCAGGAGTTCCAAAATTCCCTCTATTAATAAAGCCACGTACTGATGTTTGAAATTTATTTTCACGATTATATTCTTGAGAAAGCCTTTCTTCGTTTTTATCCATAAAAATTTTAAAATCTCCTTCTACATCTTCCCTTTTAAGGACATTTTCTTCTTCTTTGCAGAATTCAACTAAATCATTTAGGATATTTTCAGCATCTAGCTTATACTTGTAACAAAGAAATTGAGTGAAATCAGAAAACATTGATAAAGCTTTATTGTAATTCCATTGTTTTACAAATTTTTCAAACATAAAGATTTCTCTTTTTTGTATAATTTTTTCTGGTGATACAAACGAGTAACAACCATATTGTTGGCTTGAGATAACAGGATCTTCATTTAGCAAATCTACATATCTTGGATTAATTTTTCCATCGGAAGTCATTTTTTTTTCAAATCTTTTTGATGATGACATAATAATTTAGGAATATAATTATTTAGGCTTTTTTGATTTAAGTTGTTTTATTGTTATATTTTTTTTGTTTTTATATAATATACGTCTAAGATGAACGACCTATTTGACTTTAGCGAATTCGTAAAACGTGCTATTAAGTACATTGTTGAAGGTATTATGGTTGCAATTGCAGCATTCTCTATCCCAAAACACAAGCTCAATGTTGAGGAAGTAACAATAATTGCATTATCTGCTGCAGCAACATTCGCTGTATTGGATGTATTTGTTCCCTCAATGGCATCCAGCGCTCGTGGTGGTGCAGGATTCGGTATTGGAGCAAACCTTGTTGGATTCCCCCGATAAACTAATAATTTCAAATAATTTATAGTTATAAAATTATTTGATGTAGCCATATAATTCATTCTAATTATTTTATACAGTCGGAAAATATTCCCAATCTAAGTACTCACATACCTTTTTCCATATCATATCTTGTTCAAGTTGTTTAATTCTATCTTTCATCATAGGTATATATGGTAAATATTGATGTTGATCAAGTAATACACATAACTGACATAGTATATATGTATAGTTAAAAAAATTAGTTCTAGTTACTGGACAAAAAATAGCCCATGGCTGTTGTATTTCTATAAACAGTACACACAATGTTTCTATTAATTCTTCATCCATAACAGGCGGTTTTATTCCTAGTATAGAATTTATATATTGTATATGTTCAAAATATTTATTATAACCAAGAATACTTAGTATACTTCTCATTTCTGTATAATTTAATTCTGTAATTTTTTTTCTTTCTTTTCTAATTCGTTTCTTTACATTATCAAGAACTTCGTCGGGTATTTTAGTAGTTTCTTTCGCTTGAAATTGAGATAATATTTCTTTAAAGTGATTTAAACGTATGTATGCTGTATAAGATACTTCATTTGGAACTTCTTTGTTTAAAGGTTTTTGATTTTCAACTATATTTACAACAAACTTACCACATTTTTTATTGTTACATATAAGAACACCTTCTTCTTCAAGTGGAATCAATTCACCTTGATTACATAACAAACAAGTTTCTGTATCCATTACATAATCTTGTAAATTTACATCTCCTTCTCCTATGTTTTTCCAGTACTGCTGGTACATTTTTTTAGAATGCTTGTATTTATCACTATTTATATCTTTACTATCATCCGTTTTTCCTTTTATTTTAAAAAAGTTATTTATAGTTGTAACATCTTTTACATTATCACCAAGTGAAATTTTTTGTTTTTCTTCATAATAATGAAATATATATTTTGAATTATTTAGAAGGTATTCTTTTTTGTTTACATTTAATTCTTTTATTTTTTTCTTTTTTTCTTTGATAACGTCGATTGTATCATAATATTTTTCACTTTTTTTATTCATGGATTTTATGTTTTCATAAAGTTTAGTTATTTCATTTTCTATATTAGGTATAGTTTCATTTTCAATAACATAATACATACTCATCATGTCATTATGTTTTTCATCAATAGTTATGTTGGTTTGATCTTTTTTTTTGTTATCCATAGCTAATATAATTTTGATTGTTTAAATGTTTTTTTTGATAACCTAATTCTAAGAAAAATATATAATAATTAAAAACAATTATTTATTAATAACATATTATGTAGTATTTTTTTATAAGTTTTTGGTTTATTTTTTTTTACATTAGTACATAATTTTATTTTAATGTTGAATTGGTCAAAAATAAAATGTTTAGGAAATATATACCAAAGATGGCTGGTGCACTTATGCAAATTGTAGCTTATGGAAGTCAAGATCTTTTCTTGACTGGAACTCCCGAAATCACTTACTGGAAAGTGTCTTATCGCAGACACACAAATTTCGCTATGGAAAGTATTGAACAAACATTCCAGGGTCAAGCCGACTTTGGACGACGTGTAAGTGCTGTCCTTTCTAGAAACGGTGACCTTGCTTACCGAACATATCTTCAAGTCACTCTTCCTGAAATCAACAAAGAGATGGGAGCAAACGGTGTCCTTTATGCTCGTTGGTTGGACTATATTGGTGAGCAAATGGTTGCTCAGGTTGAGGTTGAGATTGGTGGTCAACGCATTGACCGTCAGTATGGTGACTGGATGCACATCTGGAACCAGCTTACTATGTCAAGTGAACAACAGAAGGGATACTGGAAGATGATTGGACACACAACACAGCTTACATACATCACAGATCCTACTTTTGCTGATGTTGCTGGACCTTGCGCTGGATCTGGAGGTCCTGCTCAGGTTTGTGCTCCTCGTAATGCTCTTCCAGAGACAACTCTTTATGTTCCTCTTCAATTCTGGTTCACAAAGAATCCTGGACTTGCTCTTCCTTTGATTGCTCTTCAATACCACGAAGTCAAGATCAACCTTGATATTCGCCCTATTGGAGAATGTTTGTGGGCTGTTAAGAGTTTGGATGGTGCTGTAAGTGGTACTCAATCTGCATCTACCGCTTATAGCCAGTCTCTTGTTGCTGCTTCTTTGTACATTGATTACATCTTCCTTGATACAGATGAGCGTCGCAAGATGGCACAGAACCCTCATGAGTATTTGATTGAGCAACTTCAGTTCACTGGAGATGAATCTGTTGGATCTTCCTCCAACAAGATCAAGCTTAACTTCAACCATCCTTGTAAGGAGCTCATCTGGGTTGTCCAGCCTGATGCTAA